TGCGGTTGTAGGCCTGAAGTGCGCGCACGACTTCGTTCGGGTCTGCGCTGGTGACATTGATTGTGATGTTGCCACCGCCACCGAAGCCCATACTGCCCAACTTTGACAACGGGATCACGGCTTCAGGTTCACGGCCTTCGCCGATCATGGCAATCGTCGGAGACGTCACGATGCCTCCCTCAGCGAGTCGAGGCAAACTTACTTCTGGAATAGTTCCAAAATTGACCCACGGCCCGGCTGCTTTGTCAATTCCGTCAAGGATCGTATTGAGTCCCTTAATAGCAAAGTTCAAGCCCTTTTCCATTGCCGAAATGACAGCGTTAATAACACCCTTGAACGCTCCGCCGATACCGTCAAAAATCGCTTTGCCAAGATCTGCTAATTCGGCAAAACCTAACTTGATTGCGCCAAACACATACTGAACGACACCCCACCAAATCAAAAAACCTGCTCTAATTCCGTCAATGGCTTTTCCAAAGATGTCAAACTTGACTTGGAGTGCGACAAGAGCTGCGATGATCGCGAGGATCACGACTGCACCAGTAGCAACCCAGAGAGCCGAGAATGAAGCTGTGAGTGCAGTGTTAAGTGCGGCAGTCGCGGCTTGGATCGTGTTGTACACAGCAAGAGCTGCGTTTGTGGCAATAATCGCTGTAGCAATTCCGCCGATGACCAGACCTAGCGTGACGATCAGCCCAGTGTTTTCTTGGGCCCATGTCGAGAACCTTAAAAGTGCTGGAAGCATTTTTTGAATTAGTGGTGCAACAGCTGCGCCGATGGACTCCTTAAACTCGCCCATCTGAATAGACAAGTTTTTCATTTGACCAGATGTTGTGTTTGCAGCAGTCGATGCTTGATTATTAAACGTGCCAGCCAAACGACCGAACACATCGTCAGCGTCAGCGCCCTCCTCAATTAACGAGGCGAGTGCTGGGTCTAGTTTTTTGAGTGCTGTGAAGTTGCCGTTGTAAGCCTTTGACAGCGCGTCAGAAACAGCGCCAAGATCCTTGCCAGTGCCCGCAGAAATGTCCAGCGCAAGAGTGAGCAGATTTTGGGCTTTGGCAACATCGCCAGTGCCACGAACCAGTTTGTCAAGTGCCGGGCGAAGTTCATCGTCGGCAACAGCGGCGGCTTTAGAAGTCTTGGTGATGAACTTTTCAACTGAGGCGATCTGATCATCGGTTGCGTAGGTGACGTTCTTCAGAGTTGTGCCAAGTTTTTGGGCTGCAGCATCATCTTCGGCAAACGCTTTGACAGCATCAAAAGCGACAGCACCAAGAGCCGCAATAGCGAGCCCTGCAGGGACCGCTGCTTTCTTGATTGCAAACGCTGCTTTTTGCCCGTTGGTTTCAAGTTTTTTAAAGTCGGCAATCGCTTTATCAATGCCCTTGGGATTCCACTCAGAAATGATTGGGAGGTTAATAGCCATCAGTTGAACTCTCTTTGTGCATCAACCATGAACTGGTCAATGATCGGCTTCAAAGCCCGCTCAGTTTCGGCGACCATCTGATCCACGTCTTTCCACATATAGCGCGACGGTTCGCCCTGAAGAGCTGACGCAAAATTAGGTCGGCGATACTTTGACTCTCGGCGCGACTTAGTGCCACCAGCACGGCCAGCCATGTCCGTAATCGCCACAGGGGCACCCTTAGTGACCACACGAACCACTGCAATCTGTTCAGCGCCAGCAGTCGCTGAACCCTTGCGAGGCTTGCGAGTGTTTAACGAGATTTGCACTTTTTTGGCGTTATTCCATCCTGTGCGACCGTTGTGATTCATCCCGCTTAACGGTGGTGTCGTTGGGATTCGACTGTTGATCAGATCCACGAGGGGCTGAGCTGCAACTTTTGTATCTTTGAGCAAAGTGCGACGGATAGCAGGATTGATCTTCTGCATTTTTTTCAATGCGTCTTGCAGACCGTAAGTATCAAGTCTCACATCTGCAGCCATTAGGTTTTCTTTCTCTGCTCGTTGATGATCTGGACACAGGTTGCCAGATCGTCTGTCTCAAATGTTATTTGTGGAGGCCAGAACCCAGTCTCAACTAGCAGAGCTGCTAGCTGACGTCGGTGGCCTCCCGCGTAGGGACTGCGGATTCAGTCTCCACAACTTCTAGATCTTCTAACTTTTTGACGAACTCATCAAATGAGACTGAGACCGGGTGACCTTGCTGTTTGCTGGCCTCGTAAGCCATGAAAGCTAGATCTTCCATCCCGATCCCACTGCTCAGATCTGATGCTCGTCGCTTAAATTTACGCTCCCACGAAATGATCACAAACAGGTTCGTGATTACTCGGTAAGTCTCACCATCGGTAAGTCGGACGCTAAGTGTTAATTTCATGGTTCTCCTAGTCGGGATTGGATCAGTTTACGGATTACGGTGTCGTGATGTCGCGTGCGTAAGTGCCACCCTTAAACACGGCCTCAACGACCGACAGTTCGCCGACGGTTGCGTTAATCGGCGTGACGGTCTCAAGGTAACAACCAGTAAGCGTGTACTCAGGATTCGAAGCTGACTCGGTCGTTCCAGATGGGCTAACAACGATCGTTGAAGCAACACCGAACAAACTGTTCAAGTAGGTTTCAACTTCAGTGGTTCCGTAACCTTGGAACAAGGTCAAGGTCAATTCATTATTGAACAACCCAGCCGTGTAGGTGCGGGATGTTTGGCCGAAGCTCGTGTTTTCCAAAGCCTCGGCGGTCAAAGTCAATACCGCTGCAGAACAGTTGCTGGTGAGCGCGATTGCTGACGGGCTAGTGACATTGACGGTTGGGTTTGATAGGTAAGTTGTGGGCATTGTTTTGTCCTTTATCTGCGGCTTGAGCCGATTCTAATTGTGAGGTCGTAAGCAGGAAGATCTTGCGATCCGATCTGAGCAAGCGAGGGCCGTCCAGATACAACTGCAAGAGAAGAGTTCATCAGTTGATCAACGATTCCGAGTATGTACGTCGTAGAGTCGCTGTTGCCGGGTGGCGCACCCAGCACTCGGAGATCAATCGTGACGTCCGCTGTTTGGTTATTGAACGCAGTGAAAACAGGAAGCTCAATGAAAACAGTAAGCGGTCGAGCGTTCCGAGGATCAGTGACCGGCTTAAGCCCGAGAGCCGTGATCGTTGCTGAGACAGCATCAATCGCGTCCGTGAAGATGCCTGCCATTTCATGCACACTGCGATCGTTTAATGCCGAGCAACTGGTTGACTCGACCCAAGGTCATCAGCGGTGGTCCTGTCATGTCACCAAACGACGCGTATGAGTCGCCAGTGGTCCCGCGTTCACGGTAAAGCCCTGCGGCGTAAAGCGTGGTTCCTAACAGCACTGAACTGTCAGGGACGGTCGTGAGACTGTCGTGGTAACCAGCCTGAACGCGACGCCTGAAACACCAAGCGTTTGCAGCTGCGACACAAGTAGTGAGAAACGCAGTGTCATTTGCCGTGGCCGACGAGATTCCAAGAAACTCAATTACTGGCGCAGTTGATGACAACCATGTACAAGTCAAAGTCCATGTCAAAGTTCCAAACGGATCGGCAGCTGATCGTTCTAGATCGTCGCCAACATCTTGAAACATCAACTGGTTAACAATGATTTCGTTTTCGTTGTAAAGCAGGTCGCCTGCTTCGTTAACGCCAGCAAACAAGTTGACCGGTACAGCAATAACAATGTGCGTGCCGTTGAGACCGTGACCGAGTCCAGTGAGTGTGATTGTCTGACCGACTGTTATGTCGGTTGTTTCGAGGGTCTGCACCACAGCAACATCGTCTAGACGCTGGTGGTGCGTCACGCTAAATGTGGCCATGGTGCAGTCTCTCTACTTAGTCAGTCGGATCAGGCGAACGTGAACTTGACGAACTTGCTTGAATCAATCATCAAGGCGGCGAAGTAGCCACGGAACGCAATAGTGCGGCTCAAGGTGGACGGGTTGTCCAACGAGATCGCGCCCTTCTGCTGTTCAAACAGTTCGTAACCAGATGCGTCGCCGACGATACAAGTCGCACTAGCGAAGTTGCGGTCAACAACAACTTGCAGACCAAACGCGTTTCCGTTGACTTGACCGGGTGCAAGATTACCAAATGCGTTCATCGGTCCGATCTGTGGAAATAACGGACGCTTGCTTGAATCTGACAAAGCGATCAAATCTTGCCAAATACCGGGAGCCACAAATAAGTGAGTCGGCAAGTTGCCATTTGACGAAGTGAGAATTGTTGCTGCAGCTTCAGCAATTTCAGCGGCCCAAACTTCAGGCTTGCCAGTGTCGGCAAGAGCGAACGCTTGAGTCGTGGTTGCGCCAGCGACCAAAGTATCGGCTGCATAGTTGTCGGTTGCGTTTGCGTAGATACGGCCCATGTCATCAAGCAAGATTGACAAGATCGCAGGATCGGTCCAATCAAGATCGGCTTCAGAGATGTTTACATAGCCACCGAAAATTTGCTTGGTGACCTGATTCGAACTCACCACGAAAGTGCCTGACTGGTTGCTCATTTCGGCAAGGCTTGCACCAATGCTGGTGTGAGTTGTGACCTCGGGACGAATAAAGATCTTGCCTCCACCCGGCATGGACTTGGCACCAACTGCATCAACGACAGGGCGACGGCCGACGAAGTTGTTGTAAACAGGTCCAAGGATTGGGGTTGGGAGCACACCGGGTGTGTCGCTGGTGACCACGTCGGGAGCTGCGGCGCGAAGTGCTTCGTGCATACGTTCCCAAGCAGTTCCGCCAGCAATGGCAGCACTCAAGTATTCGACAGCGGTCGGCAATTTTGCGTCGCGCTTGACGGCGGTTGCATAGATGGGTTGAGTCGCAACTGCGGCTTCAACGGTTGTGGGTTCTGACATTTCATCCTCCTCGGATGGTGTTGGGGTTGTTTCTGTTGGGGTTTCGGTTTCGTCGGGTTCGCTTTCATCGGGTGATGAGGCTGCGACTGAATAAATTTGCGCGTCGGCGTAGGCTGGTTGAGTGACCACCGATAATTCTACGAACCTAGCCTGAGAGACCTCTAGAGTCCCGTCTGACAGGCGTTTGAACTTGGTGGGGATTGCGCCCACCGAAACGCTGTCTAAAGCGCCGTCGGCGAGCAGTGCGAGAGCGTCATCGGCGGCTCGAGTCGCGCTCAACTTGGCGACGAACAATAAGCCTTCGCTAGTTGACACTCTCTCGGTCACTCGGCCTATAACGCGCGTGTCGTCGTGGTATTCCAAGAGTTTTGGCATCGGGCCGTCCTCGGGCAGTGAGCCCTCAAGAAAGACCACACTTTCGCCGCCACTTAATTGCGCTTTGACATTCCACGGGACAGCAAGGCCCGTTAT